CCAAGGGCATCGATGGCTGGAACCGGGCGCAACCCGTGCAAGGCCCGACGCCGGTGGATGCACTGGTCAATGGCCAGAAGCTGCGCCGCGGCCTCAAGTTGTGGACCGTCTCGGTCTCCACATGGAAGGCCGATCTCTATCGCCGCCTCTGGCTCGGCCGCGGCGATACAGAGGAGTGGCCGCCCGGCTGGGTGCATCTGCCCCGCGCCATTGAGGTGGAATGGGTCAAGCAGTTGGTGGCCGAGCAGCTGCGTACAACCAAGGATCGCCGGGGCTTTGCCCGGCAGGAATGGGCCAAGCTGCGCGACAGGAACGAGGCGCTGGACTGCGCCGTGCTGGCCCGGGCGGCTCTTTGGCTGCTCGGCGCTGACCGATACGGCGAGCGCTTTTGGCAGAGGCTGCGAACCGAGATCGCCGATGCCCCGCTGCTGGCCGGCGACATTACCACCGCCGGGAATGTCGCTCACCCGTCGCCATCACCAGAGCCGGTACCGCCGCCAGAAGCAGCAGCCTTCCGGCCTCGCAACTGGCTGGGAACGCGCGGCGGCTGGCTGCGCTGACAATAAGGACAACAGCATGAGCAACGGCGATTTACACGCCCGCGAGCGCGAGGACCTCTCGCTGCATGTCGAACGATGCGCCGAGCGCTATGGCGCGGTGCAGAGTGAGTTGAGCAGCCTGCGCCAGCAGGTGCGGCGCATCGAGACCGCCATCTGGGGCATGGGCGCTCTGTTACTGGCAATGGGTGCAGGCGGGGCGCAAGTGCTCGCCGTGCTGCGCGGCCTGGCCAATTTCGCCCCACCCTGAGCCCGCGGCCAGAACATCCATGACCTCAACTTTGATTACGGCAAGCAGAAGCTGCGCTGACGGGAGATACTGATGGCAAACCTTCTCGGCGGCATCCTGGCCGGACTGCGCCTGCGCGCGTCGGGCACGGGTTCGGATGCCGGTGGCTTGCCGGTCGATACGCGCATCGAACTGCCAAACTGGAACGGCGACACCAGCCCACGGCCTAGCATCGACTGGACGCGCATTCAGATGCTGTTCGTGGAATATGCTTGGTATGGCGCGGGCATGGTGCGCTGGGGCGTCTTCATCGACGGCCTTCCACAGGTGCTGCACCAGATCGGTTTCGGCAACCGCGCCGGCCAAGCCCGCCCATGGGCGCGAACCGGCAATCTGCCGGTGCGTTACGAGCAGCGGAACCTCACGGCGCAGGCGACCAGCAACGACATGACCCATTACGGGGTCTCGGTCTGCATTGAGGGCGGTGTCGATGATCAGCGCGGCTTTACCTACGGCTACGGAATGGCGCTACAGACGCCGCGGCGCACGGTCGCAGCGGCCACAACCCGCTTTCCCGTGCTCTCCATCCGGCCGCGCGCCATGGGTACCATCGAGGCCAACCAGGCCAGCGTGGGCGGCGCTGCAACCGCCGGCACCACGACGACGCTCACCGCAGGCGGCGCAGCCTGGACGGTGAACCAGTGGACAGGTCGCATGCTCTTTATCGCGGCCTATTCCAGCGGCACCGCCTCCGCCGGTGCTAGCACCACGCTCACCGATGCCGGCAAGAGCTGGGGCATCAATCAGTGGGCCGGCCTGCAGCTTCGGACCACCGGCGGCACCGGTGCAGGCCAGGTCCGCACCATCGCCAGCAACACGGCGACAGCGATCACCGTCAGCCCAGCCTGGACCGTCAATCCCGACGCGACGACCACCTATGTCATCGAGGGCGTCAACGGCATCGGCGCCACGGCGCGCATCATCAGCAACACGGCCACCGTGCTTACGTTCCAGGATGTGGTGACCACCAACCCAGCGGTCACCGTGGCGCCGGGGCAAGGCGCGCTCTACCAAATTGGCCTGATCAATCGCGGCCAGCTTCTGCCGCGGCGACTGCTGATTTCGTCGTCTGCTTTGGCGCAATGCGAGATCATCGCCAGCACGCCCGGCTCGCCTATTGTCATCACGGGCGCCGCCTGGGCTGCGCTGAACACGCTCGGCTCGGCCAATTCGCTGGCGGAGCGCGACGTGAGCGGGACCGCGTTGAGCGGCGGCGAAGTCGTGATGAAGTTCACCCTCCCGGCTGGCGGTTCGGGATTGCAGGATCTCGACTTGTCCCAGCTGTTTCCGCTGTTCACGACGATCCGCGGAAACCTGCCTGATGTGCTCACCGTGGCGATCAGCACCCAAGCCGGCACTGCGGCCGATGTCGGCGCTGACCTGATTTGCCAGGAGGCGATGTCCTGATGAACCCCGCCATCCTGGCCTGGGCGCTCGGTCAGCCCACCGGCAATCGCTGGCGTGGTCTGGCTGAGGCTTTTGCGGGCGGCACCACAAGGGTGTCGTTTGAGGGCCGCAGCATCGAATATCGCAGCTTGGCCGAAATCAGCACCGCGCTCGCCGCCGGCTATGCCGCCGAGAACAGCAGCACGCGTCGGCCGACGACCACGCTTGTCCGCTTTTCCCGAGAAGGAACCGGCTGATGGGTCGCCTGAAAGATGCCTGGAAAGCCCTGCGTGGTTACGCCGCGGCGTCCGACCTGCGCGCATCCAACTGGGCACCGTCGAGCGGCAGCGCCAATGCCGAGGTGGCCGGGGCTGCTGCCACCGTGGCACGCCGTGCCCGCGACGCCGTGCGCAATGACCCCTATGCCAGCCGCATTGTCGATCTTTGGACTGGCAATGCCGTCGGCGCCGGCATCACCACCCGCTGGCCGGATCCGGCCCATACCAAAGCTTGGCGCCGCTGGGCCGACAGCACGGCTTGCGATGCCGAAGGCCGGCTCGACCTTTATGGCTTGCAGGCTCTGGCCATGCGCGCGGTGGTGGAGAGCGGCGAATGTTTTATTCGGCTGCTGCCCACCGAGGTGACGCCCAACAACCCTGTCGGCCTCAGGCTGCAGGTGCTGGAGAGCGATCATCTCGACGCCAGCCGTATCGGCATGCTCGATGGCATGGCCACGCTGAATGGCATCGCCCTCGACGAGGCCGGGGCACCGCTCGCCTATTGGCTGTTCCGCCGGCACCCGGGCGCATGGTGGCCCGGCATGCCGGGGCCTTGGGCCAGCGAGCCCATTCCTGCGCGCGACGTGCTGCACCTCTACCGCAAGCGCCGGCCTGGGCAGCTCCGTGACGTCTCCTGGCTGGCGCCGGTGCTAACGCGGCTGCGCGATCTCGGCGATTACGAGGCCGCCCTGCTGATGAAGGCCAAGATCGAGGCATGCCTGGCCGCGGTGGTCACCGAGGAGGGTGACGAGGCGCTGACCGGCACAGCCGCCAATCTGTTGCGCGATGCCCAGGGCCGCGCTGTCGAAGCCTTCGAGCCGGGGATGATCCTATACCGGCGCGGTGCCGGTAGCGTGGATGTCGTGAACCCCTCCGGCGGCGGCAGCCACGCGGCCTTTGCCCGTCGCACGCTGGAAGCCGGCGCAGCTCGGCCCGTCGGGCCGCGACCCGCTTGCGGAGTTGGGATGCAGGCATAGGCCGCCCTCTCATAACGAGCTTCATGTAACGCCATCGCACGCGTTTTTTAAGGCGGTTACGAGTGGGTGATGGCGAATGGGTTCTGGATCGTCACGCCGCGCCAAGTGAACCCGTGCTGCATGTCCTCCGATAGCAGCATCCGGCAATCCGCCTGAGCGGCTGCGGCCAGCATCACTGAATCCCAAAACGAGAGGCGATGGGTGGTAGCAACTTCCATCGCCTCGAGGATCACCGCCGATGTCGTATCGATCACAGCAAAGCTGTCCGACCAGCTGAGCACCGCATGGCGAGCGTCCGTGGCGTCCCGCTTAGCTTTGCGGGTGAGCACCGCAAACAACTCGCCGAGCGCCTGAGCGGGTAACATGATCTCGTGCCCAGCAAAGTCGCGCAGGATGAGCAAGGCCGTCGCCTTACGCTCCTCGCCATTCACGCCTTCGGCATAGGCCAGGACATTTGTGTCGAGCGCTATCCGCATCTCAGCGCTCGTATAGCTCGTCACGGCTCCATCGACCCGCATCGACCGCAGGCTGCCCTGACAGGCGGACGAGCAATGACGCTCGTGCCGCCTCGCGGGCCGCATCGCCCTCATCGCAGGGGACAATTCGCGCCACCGGCTTGCCATGCGCCGTCACGACGAAACGGTGCCCTTCCTCACGCACCTCCCGCAGGAGACGGGAGAAGGCTCGGTTAGCTTCGGCGGCGGTGATGACGGTGTCCATCGGAAGATATTAGTGAATTGCACTACTTTCTGCAACCCATCCCAACATCAATGGAGACCCTTGACCATGAAGAACTTTATCCAGCCCGGTGATAGCCTCACCGTGTCGGCGCCCTATGCCGTCACCTCCGGCCAGGGTGTCCTGGTCGGCGCGCTGTTCGGCATCGCTGCCTATGACGCTGCCAGCAGCACCACGGTCGAGATCCAGACCGAGGGTGTCTTTGACATCACCAAGGAGCCGTCCCTGGCGATCACCGCTGGCGCCCGTGTCTATTGGGACAATACTAACCGGCGCATCACCACCACCGCCACCGGCAATTACCAAGTCGGCATCGCCACCCTGGCGGCGCTGGCGGCCGATGCCACGGCGCGGGTCTGGACCGAGCGCGTGCCGGCCTCGGGGGCTTAAGCATGCGCTCGCCCCTCAGCATTCGCGACCATCAGCGCCTGGCCGGGGTGCATCCCGACTTGGTGCGGGTGGTCGAGCGGGCTCGCCTCGCGGTGGGCTTTATCGTCGTCGAGGGGCTTCGCACGCGCGAGCGCCAGGCGGCGCTGGTCAAGGCTGGCGCCTCCCGCACCATGAACAGCCGGCACATCACCGGCCATGCCGTCGATCTTGCCTATTGGCTGGATGATGGCGATGGCGTGCCCGGCAGTGGCGAGGTCCGCTGGGATTGGCCGCTGGCCCGCCAGCTTGCCGCCGCCATGAAAGCCGCCGCGAAAGAGGAGGACGTCGCCCTGATTTGGGGCGGCGATTGGGCATCCTTCCCGGACGGCCCGCATTTCGAACTCGATCGCAGGAGCTATCCATGATCGCAGCCCTTCTGCCCGCCCTGCTGCCGGTCCTTGGCGACCTATTCAAGCGGTGGTTCCCCGACCCTGCCGAGGCCGCCAAGGCGCAGCAGGACATGGTTATGGCCCTGCTCGCACAGCAGGCCAGCCTGAATGCCGCGGCCGGCGACATCATCAAGGCCGAGGCCCAATCCGAGCATTGGCTGGCAGCCTGCTGGCGGCCAATCCTAATGCTCACCTTTGGTGGGCTGATTGTTGCCCGCTGGCTTGGCTGGTCAGCGCCGGGGATCTCCGAGGCCGAGGTACTCAAGCTCTGGGACATCGTGCAACTGGGGCTGGGCGGCTATGTCATTGGCCGCAGCATTGAGAAGGTGGCGCCGCAGGTTGCCCAGGCTATTGGCGGGGCTCGGCGATGAGCGCCTTTGATGCCGCCATGGCCACGCTGCTGGCCGATCCGAATATGGGCG